TGTCCGTATTTGGTTGCGTTGCCGTGTTCGCACTCATCCTTTTTGCCATTGCTGAGGTTGTCGATCGGCTGGATTTAATCGCGCAGGGAATGGGTAAAACAAAGCCTACAAAAGTAGAATACCCCGACGCGCCATCGAACCCATGACCTGCCGTAAGTGTTCCGCCGATCTTCCACAGGGCGCCTTATACTGCCACCTGTGCGGGGCAAAGCAGCAGCCCGATAAACAGCGCAGGCGTACCCGCGCCAACGGCATGGGCACGGCGTACCGGCGCGGCAGGACGTGGACGGCAAAGGTAACGATTGGGCAGCACATCAACAAAAAGGGCAAGCTGGTTTACGATTCGGACACGGAAGGCGGCTTTAAGACAAAAAAAGAAGCGCTGGAATATTGTCCAACGCTTAGCGAAAAACATAAAAATGGCGTGAAGCTGAACCGCGACGCAAAGACCTTCGAGCATTATTGGGAGCTTTACAGCAAAAACAAAATGCAGAAGCTGTCCGGGTCGAAGAAATGCGCGTACCGGATTGCGTATGAAAAGCTGTCCACTGTTTCCGACTTGCCCGTAAAAGATACCGACATCGGCACGTTGCAGAACGTTGTCAACGATAAGGCGCCAACGTATTATCCTGCGCGTGACATGAAATCGGTTTTGTCCCACCTGTACAAGCTGGCCATTGGCGATGGCGTAGCGAAAACAAACCTTGCAACACTAATCGACCTGCCGGAACTTGACGAAGAAGAAGGTGAACCGTTCAGCGCAGAAGAGATCGCAACATTCTGGAAAGGTTACGCAGACGGAAACGCCTTTATTGGATATATCCTGCTGATGATATATTCCGGCATGATGCCGGGGGAGCTGTTAAAATGTAAAAAAGATATGATAAATTGGGGCAAGCTTGAGATTTTCGGGTGCGGCCTGAAAACTAAGGAAAGAAAAAAGAAGCCGATTGTGATCGCAGATTTCATGGAGCCGGTTGTCCGCGCGCTTTGCGATTTTTCTGCAGGCGTGAAGTTGGTAACGATGAATAGTGATAACTTTTACATCCTGTATCATGAAACGCTTCAGGGGTTGGGCGTCCGAGACTTGACCCCGTATAGCTGCCGCCATACGACCGCAACCGCCCTGGCTTTAGGTCAGAGGGTAGCGCCGGCCACTATCGCAAAGGTTTTGCGGCAGAAAAATTTAAAGATGCAGGAGCACTACATCCACCCCGATATGGACGATGCACACGCGGCTGTAAACGGCTTAAATCCATGAAATGTTGACAGTAGTGTATACAGTAGAAAAACTTTTATCCAATTCGTACACATTAATTCGCCGCACATACACCACCGCATGCTTCCTACCTGCCTGGCAAAGCGTATAAAAAAGGCCCTGAATTCCTCACATTTTGAAGAAATCAGGGTCTTTTCTTTTGATTTGGCGGAGAAGGAGAGATTTGAACTCTCGCTGCGCTTATCGCGCACTACTCCCTTAGCAGGGGAGGTAAAATGACGCTATTGCTTACTATTTTAGCGATTTGTATATAGTGTGTCGATAGTAAAAAAATAAGCCCCGGATTGCTCCGGGGCATCGCATTCATGACAGCTTCTTCTCAACAAGGGCGCACACGGCGATCTCCGCCTCCTGCGCCTCCCTGCGCAGCTTGGCGATCAGATCGGCGGGAAGATACAGCTTAATATATTCTTTGCCGTCCTCCTCAACTATTTCTCCAAATATAGCTTCGTATTCGTCGGCGGTCAGATGTTCTTCTGCCCACGCCTTGGCCGCCTGATAGGACAGCGGGATGATCTTCTTCCCGCCGGACCAGTTGTTCTGCTCGACCTGTTTTGCATACCGGGTCATGGGGCCGCCGACGCCAAACAGGAAAAACTCGCCTGTTTTCTTCAGGAACAGGTCTTCCTCGAAGTGGTTAAAATCGCTGCCCGATCCGGGGCTGGAGTAGGAAGCGACCTTCTTCGCGGTGTCGGTGTCGTAAACTTTACCCTCGATGATCTTTTTCATGTTGTTCCTTTCTTCCGGATACAATGCCTCCGGCGGGGCGCTGTGCTGTTATTCTTTGCTATCTTCCTTCGCTTCAGCGATTACGGCGTCATATTCGGCCAGTTTGTCGGCCAGCTCATCGGGGTCAAAATACTCGCAATCACCATCTGTTATCCACGCTGCTGCAACGGGGGTTCCGTTGACTTTTGCGACGGCCATTCCGTACGGGCTGCCGTCCTGGTTGTTTTCGCGTGCCCACGCGATTTCGCCATTGTTCTGGTAGATCGCCTGAAAAATGCTTTCAAATTTCGATTCCATACTGTCCTCCTTGGCCCGGCGGCTTATTCCGCCCGCGGCTGCCGGGGATTGACCGCCCCGGCACGGCTCTGGTTTTCAGTCTATCGACTTTGTTGCGGCTTCGGTCCATTCTGCTTCCATCTGGGCAATCGCTTCGGTGTAATCTTTTCCGTCCATGATGGCTTCCATTGCGCGGCGGCCAGCGGCTGATTTCATGTAGTTCGACGCCATGATGTAGTTTTCGGCCTGTACATACGCGGCACCGACCGGATTAGCAGACAGGACATCGGCTGTTTTGATGGTTGGCATTGCGACGGTCGCGGTGTAGGTTTCGGATTCTTCGGCCCTTTTCTGATCCTGGCGGTACTTGTCCCACATGGCAGCTACGCGGTGGATTTCGGTTACGCCCATTTTGTCCAGCTTTTCGATGTATACGCGGGTGGCTTCCTTCTTTTCCGCTTCGACGCCCTGCAGGTACTTTATGATTTCAGGCTTGCGGGCTTTGATTTCCGGCACCAGGTTTCCAGCATTTACTACGCGCAGGTTCTCGCCATACAGGCTGATTCCGCATTTTTCGACCAATTCTTTCGCTGTCATTTTATTATCCTCCTATTTTTTGTGGCTTCTCGGCCCTCCATCCTGCCCCACGGATGGGGCAGAACGCGGGGTTGATTATTCGGCTTTTTGTTTCAGTTAGTTGAAGATCGAAGCAAGAGTTCCATAATACGTGCTGATAATCGCGTTGCTGTACGTTCTGAAAACGCTTGGCTTATATTCGCTTCCGTCCTGATTGACAACCTGACGATACTGGTTGATGAGTCCCCGTGCGATCGAGAATTCTGTGGTCGTGCATTGATAGATTGTAGCGCAGTCGAGAACTGACCACCCGATTGCATCGCATTCCGAGAACTCCCGCTTCGTTGTAATTCCGCGCTTTTCTGTGTACGCTGTCATTATTTATTCTCCTATATTTTTTTCTGTGCTCTGCTCGGCCCTGATATCCAGGGCTGAAAACAACACAGGCTCTTCTTTCTTCCTTTGATTCCTGCCCCCTTCTGGCTGCGGCTGTCGCGGTTCCTTCTGCGCTCCTTCCGTCCGGGGGCTGTCTGTTCTGATCGGCTTTTGATTTTCAAGGTTCCCGGTCGGGCTGCTATCTCCCTTCCATGACTATAGTATAGCATATACATAGTACCATGTCAACACTTTTATAGACATATTTTAAAAATATTTTAAATATTTTTGCAAATAAAAAACAGCCCCGACCGGAAGAACCGGACGGGGCTGTATCATTATATTTAGTTTGTGTAGTTTAAAAGTTAGTTTTGTCGGTCGGGTTGTTAAGCACGCCAAAGGTCACGAAAAGCTGCAGCGCAGCCGCGATCAGCTGATTGATCACATCCGATTTTGCTACATCGATTACCCCAACCAGGACCAGGATGGACAGGATCTGCGCCGCCACGGACGCCCAGAAAACGATTGATTTAAATCTGTTTTGCATTTACTTTCTCCTATTCTTTCTTCGCCAAATGTTCTTTTAGATTTTTGTATGCAACGGTAACTTCCCCGTTGCAGTGCAGCTGTTTTAACCCGTCGAGCACAGCCAACTGTGACAGCACCAGCTGCGAGATATCGTCATGCTGCCGTTTCGCGCAGGATTCCAGCGTTTCGATGCGGTGCGCCTGTGTTCGGGATTTCCACCCAATGCGGAAAATTGTTACTACACCACCGATTATCACCACCGTTACCAACCACCACAGGTCTTTTATGTCTGCTATCGTCATGTCTGCGCCTCGATTCAGTTATTTTTTGTATGCGGTTTTAAGGGCATTTAAGGCCGCTTGCAGGGCTGTCAGCGCGTCCTGCGCATTCGTCCACAGTGCTGCCGCGTCAACGGCAGGAGTAGGCGTGGCGGTGTATACCGTGGGCGATAGGTATTTGCTGTCAGCCCAGCCCTGTAGCCCGCCGTACCCGCACCAAACAAACACCGTGCCGTCGGGCGCTATGCGGCGGTCGTTATACACGTCCACAGTAACCCCCTGCGGCGCGGCGATGACCTTTCCAGATTTACCCACATCCGCCCACAAAAACAGCCCAGCCGGTTTTGCCGTCTGGATCGTGGCCGTTCCGATTTTCGTGTATGCCATGGGTTCAGCCTCGCTTTCTTTCCCGATCATCTCCGCGACACGGGCGCGGAATCGGTTCATGTCATCCCCGTATAGTCTCATCCATGCGTCCGCGTCGTTGTGGTTGGATGCGTGTCCGGCTTTGTGCGCTTCCTGGTGGCTGCAGATTGCGTCCGTACCCCATCCAAACCGTTTGCACAGGTAGGCGCAGTATTCACCGGCCACAAGGATCGCCTGCCAGTAGTAGCCCTCATCCGCGTCTGGGCCTTGACAGATCTCAAACTGGATCCGGGCCTGTGGGTCGTAATTATAAGATACGCTTTTGGGCTGTCCTTTGGGCGCACCGCATCCCCAACAGGCATACTCATACGGTAGTGTCTGCGCAACGATTACTTTTTTGTCTTTATCCCACCCGATAAAGGCGTGAACGCAGGTCGTCGCTTCCGGTCGGTTGTTTGTGTTTCCGATTGTATTTACTCCCAGCGCTTCCGGGCTGTCCACAAACCGATGCAACCAGCGGTTATGGACGGCGGTGGAGTGGACGACAATGCCGCGCGGGGTAGCGGGCTGGGCCTTGATATAACATCGATTTTTTGTCTGGTACGCTTGCAAGATGGTCATTTCACATTTCTCCCTGAAATCCGATTTCTTCTGGCCTTTCGACCGCCTTGTATGTCGCGGTGATCGTGTCGCCTGTATCGACAACCGTGTCCAGTGCCATGGATTGCGTTGCCGCGTCGAATTCCGGTCTGATTTCTGTCAGCGGTTTCCATCCCTCCGCGAGAAGAACCGCGTCGGGAAGCAAGTGGTAGTTCGACACTGTTCTTCCGTCCATCAATATGCCGCTGTCTGGAAGCGTTAATTCCGCAATTCCGTCAATTATTCTTGCCATCATATTTTTACACCACCGTCATGTTTGTTACCGTCCAGCCTAACCCGCCGCTTCCAACCGCGATTGTTAGGTTAGTGTATGCCGCGTTCGACGCGGCGGTGCGCGTTTTCCCGACCGCTGTGAATGTTTTCCCGGTTTTGTTGATCGCGATTGCGGCGGTATTGTATGCGATTAGGGTTGCATCCATATCCGCAGCCGATAGCCCCGTGTCGGTTAATATTGTTATGTTGGGTACGCCGTTCCCGACGGGGGTATAAGCACCTGTCACCGACGTGCATTCGGTTAAATCAAGAATATTCGTCAGCTTGCCCTGTAGGTCTGCAAGCGATCCAGTGACCAGCGAGCAGCCGGCCAAATATAGGGAATTCGTCAGCTTGCCCTGCAGATCGGAAAGCGATCCAGTGACCAGCGAGCAGCCGGAAAGGCTGAGGGTGGACGTCATGCGGCCCTGCAGATCGGAAAGCGATCCAGTGACCAGCGAGCAGTTGGTCAAATTGAGGGTGGACGTCATGCGGCCCTGCAGATCGGAAAGCGATCCAGTGACCAGCGAGCAGAAGTACAGGCTGATGGCGTAAGCCAGCTTGCGACGGAAATCCGCGAGCGACATACGCACTCGTGCGCCGCTATCGTTTGCGTTAAACGTATAGTTCCCTGCCCACCTATCGCAGCACAGCGTTATCACGCCGCCGCCAGCCGGAATCGTAACATCCGGTTTTTCTGCGGTACTGGCTTCAATGGGCGTAACCCCGTCCGCATACAGCACCGTACCGGCTGGGAATTGCCACAGCCGGTTTGTCGCGTTATTCCACGAGCAGTTGACACGACCAGCTGCTACAGGGATGCGGATGAAATTGTAATCACCTGGCAGCATGGTTACATTATGCAGCATATTACCACCCGCCTACACATGTGCCCTGCCATGTCGCGCCGCCGTCATCTGTAAAAAACGATAGGCGATACGTTTTGCCGGAAGTCAGCGAAGGAGCAGCACCGGACAGCCACGACGTGGTTGATCCCGCTTTCATCGTCCATGTAATCGCTGCGGCATTTGTATAAAGCAGTTTCATGAAAATCTCCGAGCTCCCGGACGGAACGTTTGAAACCGTTACGCCTTTTGCGTCCGCGTCCGCTGTGGTGATCGCAACTTTGACATACCGATGGCTTGCCATGTCGATTGGATAAACGTCCGATCCGTTGTCAGCGACGGAAACGTAATCCAGGAATCGCGCGATTGCAGCGTTTATGTCGGTCAAGTCTGTCCCCACCGGCGCTTCCACCCAGTGCGCGGCGTTCCACGCACCGGAAGTTGCGGTGATGCAGCGGTACAGGACGCCCAAATAGGTGCGGTAATCGCCAACAGCGGCACCGGCGGCGGTGTAGGCGGGAGCAAGGTTGGTCAGGTCGGATTTGGAGGCGTTGACGCCTGCGACCTGCGTGTCGGTATAGGCCCGCATTTCATGATACGGTTTCATGTTGTTAGCCATTACGTTACCTCCGCGCCTGTGCTGTCGTGCCATTTTTCGTCAGTGTCATAAAACACATGGATGGCCCCGGAATCGGTCGGGGAAAAATACCACAGGCGGTTCCATGCGATGGTGCCCGGCTGCACGTCCGTGTATTTCGCCAGTTCAGCCGCCAAATTTACCGCCGTAATCGTCGGCCCCAGCAGGATGTCGGAATCAACGCCCTGAGACAGCGCGGATTGTCCGCGCCGGATTTCTTTTGATGTATCAGCCATACTTACCTCCTAAATTACTATTTTCCGGTAAACCCCGCACGGGTAGACACCTGTGACGCTGCCCGCCGCGATGTCCTCGCAGACAACGCTAAGCGGTTGCCCGCTGTTCACGGCCAGATACAGTTTGTTTCCGTCCGCCTCCAGTACGATCCGGCACCACACGGACGTAGCATTGCCCAGCCACGCTGCATCGGTTAGTGTGTGCGTATACCAGCCGGACGCGGAAAAACCATAGGTGCCCATGTTGATGGTTGTTCCGCCGCTTGACGCTGCGAGATAGACGGTCACGTCGTATTCGTTTGTATTGCTGTCGCTGTGGAAGATCGGAATATTGACGGTATATTTATAGGTTCCTTCACCAGCGCCAAGCGCGATTCCGGTCAACTCGTGGTTGCTGACAGTTGAAAACAGATGCGACGATAGCGCCGCTTTTGTCCAATTTCCGCTTTTGCTGACCGACGTATCTGGCTTGATCCACAGGTCGCCGTCTTCCATACCGGCCGGTTCCGACGTGCTCACCCACACGCGCCCGCTGCCCGCCCCGCCGTGCAGGATCGGTTCGTTGTTGATCGTCGCGTCGTTGCCGCTTCCGGTGGACATGGCGATCTTACCGCCTGCGTCCAGAATCAGGTCGCCGCCGGTTTTAACCTGTATACCAGCTTCGCTAATGTACACACCGGGATTGTGGCATTCACCGATCGCTTCCGTCCATGCAGTGTTCTTGTTTCCGATTTCTAATTTTACTTTTTCCCAATAGATGTAAAAACCCGCAGCCGCAACAGCTTGAACCACGATCATCGCGCAATTTGCAAGCGTGGTGAATGATGCGAACTTTTCCGCATTTGGTGCCGCAGATGTAATCGGGATATAGTGTGATGCTAATGCGCTGCTTCCGGAATCATACTCGATTGCGCAGACATACGCGTGTTGTGCGAAAGTGTCCGAGCTTGACACTAAATAATTTACAGAAAGAACATATTCGCTTAATTCTTGCGCCACAACAGATTGCAAAACATATGCGTATCCGCTTTCAAGTCCAACCGCATATAGCAACATAGTGTTTGCAGATGTCCCGTTTGCACCGAGATAATATGCGCTTCCGGCAGGAAATGAATACGTCCAGTGCAGCGCGTCAAAAAGATACGTGCTTTTCAGTAGGTTCACGCCGCCAAGTATCAGGTTTGCGTTCGCCGTGTCCTCAATCTCGATTTTGGCGGCCGCCGCAAGCTGCGTGGATCCAATCGTTCCGTCCGCGACTTTCCCGGCAGTAACGGCTTTATCGCCCAGCCTGCTTCCATCCACGCCGCCCAGCGCGATCTTCCGTCCGCTCAGCGACCCGTTGGGCAGCATGTACGCACCAACGGATCCAATCGTGCGCCTTGCGTTTGTAACGCCGACTGTCATGCCGGTGTATCGTTTACGCAGCGCGTCGTATTCGTAGGCTGTTACTTCTGCATCCAGTTCGATTCCGTGCAGGTTGTCTATGACCGTGACAATGTCGCCCAAATACAGCCGGTCGAGCGCTTTATATTGCGCGTACTCATCCGTGTCGCCCAGCTGTAAAAAGTCCACAGTTACGGTCATTTCAGGCAGATCGATACCCGCCTCAAAGTCTGCTTCCGCCAATTCTTCCAGCTTTGCAAGCGCCTGCGCCTCCGTCATGGTGTCGGATACTTTGGCTTCCGGGTACTCCCTCACCGCTGCCCGGATCATGGTCGCCTCGCTGTTTCGCGGGCTGTCAATATAGGTGGGGGTTAACAGCAGCTTTGCGCCGTCCGCTGTCTGACCGACCGGCACGATGCGGTTAACAATGCCGTCCTCGTTGATATCCAGCGTCACACCAATCAAATTCGCGCCGTAAGTAATCGGTGCTCTGGATTTCGTGGATCGGGTCAGCAGGTAGGCCGTGTAGTTGTCGCGCACCATGCGTAGGTTTGCCAGATTCAAAACGCCGTCATCCGGATCCATCAGAGCTTCGACTGCTCCGCGCAGGGACCAATCCCCGGTAATTGTGGCGGTTGAATTGGTCTTAAACTCAAATCCGTGGTCTGTCTGCGTTCCGGCCGCCTGTATCGCGGCCAGCGCCTGAGCAACCGTGCCGCCTTCGACTTTACAGCTGATTAACGCAACGCCTAAAAGGTCATAAAAGATATGCCGCGCCCATGCGCGAACGGTCAGGCTGTTTGTATCTTTTTCCACGCGGTAGATGCGAAATAGCTGATCGCGGACCTGCCCGGCCTGGATTTCCTCAGCCGGTACACCCGGGATCGTGTGATCCAGCGTGATATGCGCTGTCGGTACGTAGCCGGTAACGCCATCTTCCGTAATGATCTGACTGTATGCGCCGCTGGTCTTGATGATCGTCACATCATCTCCGGCCTTGATTGCGGCCAGAACGCGATTGCCGTTCGGTTTCCACTTCGTTGTTCCCGTCCAGTATTCGTCGCGGTCGTAAACGTAATGCGGCTTCAGGTAGGCGGTCGGGTAGGGTGTCGGCTCCATTATTTCAACGGTAGACCCCAGTGACGTGGATGCCTTCGAGTACACCTTCGTGTCCTGATTGGCTTTCCACACCTCGCGGGATGACACCGCTTCCAGTTGGATTTCAGGCGTTGTCTGCGCGGGAGCCGGGACTTTCAATACGCGTCCGGATTTCAGCAGGTCATATTTTAAGTCCTCATCCATCGGGTGTTCCAGTTCCAGCTCATAGACACCACCCTGTTCTTCCCGGACTAAACATGAGGCCGGGCGAAGTTCGCCCAGCCCCATTGTCCCAAAGTCCTCAAAGCCCTGCTCGTAAATCAGTATCATAGATATCTCCATCTGGGCGTAATCAACACGCTGGTTACCGTTCCTGTCCAGCTGACGGCGTTATTCCCCACGGCCAGCACCGGCCATGCGCCCGATACCTGCGCAGACGCGTTGACCAGCAGCGTGTTATCCAGCGCCATGCCAGCGTCTGTATCCAGTGTGATAGATGTGGATATCCCCGTAATGTTTGTCACGGTTGTTCCCACGGTCAGCACCACGTCTCCGGAACCAGTCACTTTTATTAGTGGTCTGGATGGCACATGCCCGATGTTATTAACAACTGTGCCGGAAACAGTCACCGTAATATTGTTTTCCGTCGTTGCGGCTTTTTTCAGCGGCTGAACTTTGAACGGGACAACAAAACGTTGGTGCGGCCGGCCGCGCATGATCTTTTCAAACGGGATTTGATAGGCGATTCGCGCCTCGTATGCGTAGGTCGATTCGTTGTCAAACACAACGTCGCCGCTTCCGGTCAGCCATGCTGCCGCCGCCGCAAGTTTGGTCGGGTCTGCGATGTAGCAGATGCAATCTTTCGTGTAGGAATTGTAGGTAGTTCCGTCCTGCGACAGGTACACTTCCCCGCTTCTGCCGGGGATCTGTACGCTCTCAATCCGCTGTTCAGGGCGCACAATAGGCGGGTACTCGCTGACAACGATGTATTTAGTGGACGCCTTTGTCCCCTTCCACGTAAAATCGCTCATGTCTTTCCGTACCCCCTGTTCACGCGCTGCAGCGCGTCCGTTAAACCGCGCTGGATGCCGTAAATGCCCGTTCCGGCGACGGATGAACCGGCGTTGACCGTTACGTTGTTATTGACCACAGTGCTGCCGGATGAACCCACAACCCCGCCCGTACCGCCAACGCCCGGAATATTAAAATTCAGCCCCGCGTTGAATGCATTGGATATCAAGGCCGCCTGTGTGGCTGCTTCTGCGGACAGTGTTGCTCCCAGCTTTTGCAGGTTTAATTTTGCAGATGGAATCGCGTCCGTGATCGGGTCCGCAAGGCCGGGAGTGAGTACTTCGGCCCAGTCATCCGATGCTGAATCAGCCGCGTTTTTAAAGTCAAGCAGTTCGACAAGCCCGTCCAAAGCGCCGGTTGTCAGTGTTGGATCATACACTCCCGATGTCAATGAATTGCCCAAAATCGTCTGCAAAAGTGTGTAGGCGAAAGAATCTTCGCTACCTACCGTTGCAAGCGAATCTGTCAACGACTGCATCAGCTTTTCACGGATCAATGTAATTTCTGTCAGCGGGATAATATCGTTGACGTTCTGCCCGCTGTAGTATTTCCCGAGCACTTCAGGAGTAAAGATTTTTGCCCAGATAGCGTCAATTTCCGCCTGATCTTTTTCAGGATCCATGACTGCGCTCATCGACTGCTCCAGCAGCGCCAGCAGGTCATAATCCTTTGCGGCCTGTTCCAACGCCGCCTGTGCTTCCGGCTTCCCGGATAACATACCGGACACCAGCGCGGAAACTTGATTCATATAGGACTGTTTTGCGGCCCGTACATCCGTGTCCCATTGCGCCTGCAGGTCGTCGCGTTGCTTTGCAAGCTGCTCCTGCTTCGCCTTGTCGGTTTCCGCGCCAATCGCGCCGTTCAGTTCGTCTATTTGCTCGGCATACGTTCCGGCAATGTCGCTGATTTGTTTTTGCGTGTACGCCGCTTCATAGCCCAAAGCCGTGCCGTACATATCCGCCGTTCCGTATCCGGCCTTGACTGCGGATGATATGTTTTTGTTGTATTCGCCCGTTTTTCCGCTCAGCGCGTCGGACTGCGCCTGTAGGTCTTTCAGCGCTTGCGTTGTTTTATCGTAGGTTTCTTCGTCCAGTTCAACCTTGATATTTTTCAGCCCTTCAACAATTTGTTCAGACGGCGATTTGATATTATTCAGCGCGATTGCGACACCGGCAAGCCCAGCCGCAACCAATACCCACGGTGTTGCGGGGCTGTGTAATGCGCTTAAAAATGCACCGGATAGGCTCACGCCCTTTTCTGTCAGTTTTCCCGCCCATGTCGATATTTTCCCGACGCCGGTTGCCACGGTTCCAATGGCGCTTGAAACAGGGCCTAAAGCAACCAAAGCAGCACCGACTTTAATCCAGCGGTCTTGCGCTTCCTCACTCAGATCGCCGAACGACTTAGCCAAATCGGACACCTTTGTCATGATGTCCTGGAACGGGTCCACAAGGTTTTCACCCATATCAGCAGCCGCATTCTGCGTTTTGTTGAACTGCATCTGTTGGTATGATTCGGCTGTTCCATACCGCTTTGCCGCTTCCTCTGATAACGCTACGTTTTCTTCATAGGCTTCGTTGGACATCTGTATCGCTTTTAGAAACAGATTAGGATTGGTCGATGCTGAAGCGATCAGGTTAGACAAGCGAATTTCCGTCAGTCCCATTTCGTTTAATTTTGTCAGTACCGTTTCTTCTCCGCCGCTGCTCTCCAGATTATTAAGCCCCTGGAAGAACGCAAGGATTGTGTTTCCGGCGTCTTCATCCCAACTCTTTGCAAAGCTTTCAAGGCTCATTCCGGACACTTCGGAAAATTGCTGTAACGAAATCCCCGAGTTAATCATTGTCTGTACTTCTGTTGTTGTTTTCCCTAACTGCCATGCCAACTCTTTCAGCCATCTAACATCCTGGTTAGCCGCTATCTGAATTTCTTTGATTGACATACCTGCAGTCCATTCGGTTTTGGAAAAAGTCTCAATCGCGCCTGTTCCGACTTCGGCAGCCAGCTGGAATTTTTTCATTAACTTCGCGGCAGCAGAACCGCCCGCTTCGGCGTTGATGCCTACGGAAGTAAAACCTGCCGCCAGCGCTAAAACGTCCTGCGCAGACACGCCGGCCAGTTCTCCGGTCGCTGTCATGCGCTGCGCCATCTCCAGCAATTCGCCTTCCGTTGTAACCATATTATTTCCCAGTTCAGTCACGGCAGATGCGACATTGGATATTTTTGAAAAGTCCCCCTGCTCGGTGATGTTAAGGAAATAAGCCAATGCTTCAGCTCCTGATGAAGCGTCCAAATCGTCTGCAGTTTCAGATATCATTGCAACGGTTTCGACAAACTTGACTATTTGGTCAGCGCCGACGCCCATTGCGCCTGCGCTTCCGGCCAGATTCATCAAATCCGTATAAGCGACCGGCGCGTTTTCGGATATGCTTTTAAATGCTGCATCGATGTCCTCGTATTTTGTCGCGTCGGTTTCATCGACTGTTTTCTGCATCGTGACAGCCGCGCTTTCGTAGTCCAGCGCGGTTTTATATGCGCCAATACCTAATGCGGCAAGTGGCGCGGTCACGTATCTTGTCAGGTTTCGACCCATTGTCCGCATGGTGCGCCCGAAGTTCGTCGCAAGCGTTCCAAATTTCAGCAAGTTCGCAGCTTCCAACTGGTTTTTAAGGGCCTTGGCTTTTGCCTCCGCGGTTTCCAACTGTGTTTCCAGCGTGCTCAGGTTCTTCGCTGCCATTAGCTTCTGCGCGCCTGTATCCGCTTTATCCAACTCTGTCCTTGCTTTTTCTGCCGCGCTTTTTAGATTATTGACTGCCTGTTCCTGCAGTTTCAGCTTTTCTTCCAGCTTCGATTCTTTTCCTTTATCGTCTCCGCCCATCGCCTTGATTTCCGTGTCGATGTTCTTTATCTGTCGGCTGATTTCGGCGGCAGTCTTTTTAAAATTTCCGGCGTCCATCGTCATTTTAACGACCATTTGCCTTGTAGTATCTGCCACTTATATCACCTCACAGAACATCGTCTATGTATTTATCTTCCGTTGTATCGTCGCTGTTTGCCCGCCACGCCAAAACCCGCAGGTAGTCAAGCGCGTCCATGTTGTCTATTTCTTCCGGAAACCGGCCTTTTTCGCAAAAATGCCAGTAAATCTGGAAAAGAAACGACTCCAAAGTGTCGTCTTTTTCTTCTGCACTTTTTTTTTACTTTCCGATTCAGTCGGGAACGCCTTGAGAACTTCCGTCACCTGCGCGTTAACGGATGCCAGCGCAAGGCCGATGTCGGTAATGATCTTATCTCCCGGGTAGTTGTCGTAAACATCCTCAGCAGAAAATTGATTGCCGCACAGTACGCAAAACCAGCCAATCAGTGTGTCCATGTCTTTTTTCATATCGACGGCTTCCGGGTTTTCCGTCCACCGTTTAAAAACCGCCTGCGCGGCTCCGATCTCTCGAAGTGTGCGGGCGGTGACTTTCTCGACTTTGTATTTTTTGTCGCCTAAAGTGACTGTAAACATTTTTCCTCCTTGCCGTATCGTCGGTTACATCGAATCGTCGTTCATGTCTAATTCAGCATAATTTCCGAACCTATCCAACTGAAAATGAGCCGCATGGCTAACATCGCTCGTGTACCTGCAGCTTCCGTCGCTGCTTCGATTGCAGCCATGCTTGCAAGCGCGTCCGTCGCAAAGAAACCAAACCTTCGGATGGTTCTCAAATTCCCGATTCTCATCGTCGCCAATGTCCGATTCACTACGCTTCTTAAGGATTTCTTGCATCTTGCGCTTATGCTGATATGGTACGCGTGAATCATCGACCATATCGGAACACAGATTTATCAGATCCCGTAACTCTATAAGATCCGCAAGGCTCGCTACTGACTCAGCCATTTTTTCCTCCTAAGAAAGGGGCGGGTTTCCCCGCCCCATGCTGTTATACCGGCAGTACGCCGTCGTAAACCTCCGCGAAGAACTTCGTCGCGATGTCCACACCGACACCTGCATCTTCTTCGTTCATCTCATACTCGTACAGGTTGTCCTTCGTGCGCTTGATGAACTTGAATTCAATCTTGTCGTTCTGCCGGTTTACTTTCGGCCCTTCCTTCGTGCCGTATTCCTCGCTCATCGGCTTGGCGCGGCCTTTCAGCAGCCAGACATAGCGGTCTTTGCCGTTCCGTTTCGCAGACTTAAAGGCCATCGCGTAATATGGCGGCGTGGCGCCGGCCACTTCGATAACGACGCCGTTATCATCCACCAGATTGCCCAATAGCTTTGCCTGCAGGGTCAGCGGAAGCTCTCTCGCTTCCAGCGACCCCGTAAGTTCGCTGTCGGTAAACAAAACGTCGTTTTCGTCATCGTTTGCGTACAGCACATCGGGATCAGTATTGTCATGTTTTATTTGCAGGTCGATCGCGTCAATCGTTTCTGTTTCAGCGGCGGCCGCGTAGGTCAGCGTGGATGCAGTGTCAGCGGTCAGCTGCCAAAATATTACGTCACGCAGGCCGACACGCGAATAAGTTACTGCCATTTATTTTCCCTCCCTTACGGCGTGAACGTCGGTTCGTAAACGCCCGTGAAAAAAGCGGCGGCGTTGGGGCCGCCTGCTGTGTCCGAATCCACTTTCGCCGAAACGTATTTATCATACGTTCGCTTGATTGACGTGATCTTCAGGCTGTCCGTCTGCCGCGTTACTTTGGTTCCTTCTTTGGTGTGGTAGGTCTGATCCAGCGGCGTTGCGCGGCACTTGTACTGCCACCCCCACCGATCTGTTCCGTCGCGTTTCGCGGCTTTAAATCCCAGCGCAAAATAAACAGGCGTCTTCCCACTTTCAAACGAGTAAACGCCGTTCGCGTCTTTTGCCGCCTGCGCAAACATTTTCTGTTGCAGAGCGAGCGGGATTTCTTTGGCTTCCAGCGTGATATCGATTTCGGGATCGGGGTAAAGCACGTCGGATTCGATGTCCTCCGCGTACTGTGGATCAGGGTCTCCGCCCTTGCGGGATATGCTGACTTTAATCGATTCCAGCACGCTGGTGCTTTCCATCGTGTAGGCGGCAGGAACCGCTGCGGTGTCGGTGCCCGTATCCAGCCAGGCGATTTTTACATCGCGCAGGCCGATTTTCGAAGATGTTGCCATTTAATCAGTCCTTTCATAGTTTCTTGTCGTCGATTACGGCCTGCTTGATCGCGTCCCAGGCCTCGTCTTTTTTCAGGTCAAAGGAAGGCTGGATAAACGGATGCGGGTCTGCCGGTTTCACACCGCCGTGCCCGTATTCAACAAAAGCCGGATAATACGCGCCGTTTTTGTCTGTCAAGTCGATATCGCGTCGGTGAATACCTACCGTGATTGTCCGGCCGCGCTTGGTGTTACGCGCCTCTCCAACCTTAATGGCAGCTTTCAGGCGGCCGGTTTTCCCGACCGGCGCCCTTGTTTTCATCTCTTCGCAGATAATCTCAGCGCCTTTTTTCAGATATTCGTCCACATCCGTGTCGGACGGTATCATGCTTTCAATCGTGGACAGCAGGACTTCCGTTCCGCTGATCGTGATGCCCATCAGATCACCTCCGTATGCCGGTCAGGCGCTTAAAAACACTTCGGTTTCCGTTTCAAACAGGATGTGCCTTACCGTCGGATCGTTGGTTGCGTCAGCCGATTTCGGATACACAAAACCGGCGCCCACAAGCAGAGTTTTTATCTGTGCTTCCAGCGCCGTTGTGTTCTGCGTCGCAGGCGTAATCAAATGCACCTGGACTTTGTATCGTTCGTAGTACGGTATGTCGTTCGCATACTCTTCCGCTTCGGTTGCGTACGCAAACGTGATATAGGATGCTGCTATGCCGGTATAAACAGTCTGCGCAACGGGTAAACCTGTACCGGTTAGCGCGGTTATCAGATCACTCGCAACACTCATGCCGTCACCGCCCTTTGCAGCGTAATCTCGAGAAATTCCCGCTTGTCGTACGGCACGTTTACGCTGATAACCGTCCATGCGTTTGCATCGGTCTGCGCGTCGGCTTCGTGGAATACCCTGCAGCGCTGATCGATCAGCGACGTATAGCGCAATGTTATGGTTGCGGTCTGTCCCAGCTCAGCGCGTTTATTTTCCAGCACGTCGGTTCCGTGCGCGCCCGCCCATTTGCAGCGGATCATGCTTGTCCCGGACAGTACATTCGCCCATGTTTCCGTCCGGAAACCATCAGTGTCAATCCCGGCGGTCAGTTTTTGCACCGTAATCCGCGTTCGCATTTCACCGGCGCGTGCTTTTTTTGCCATTTAAAACCACCATGCCCTGTATTGCGCCAATAGGCGTTTCACGCAGAAGTCAATTTCCATGCTTGTTACGTACTCAACGACAACGGCCTCGCGGTTTTCATACCAGTGACCGATCAGCAGAAGGATTGCCTGCCGGATCGCCATTGGGATTGCGTTTCCGGTCGTGTATCCGGCGGTGTATTCGATCACGATCGGATTCAACTCGCGCAGCGTTGTAGCGGGTATTTCCAAAATGGAAACAATGCCGTCCACCGTATCAAACTGGTAATCAGCCACTGCAAGCGTATACTCGACATTATCCGTGTCGTAGTATTTGATTGATGTTATGGTAGCAATTGGGGGCCGTGGTAATCTCCACAGCCCCCATGTTTCCGGATATGCTTTGATTGTCTGCGCCGCCAGCGCCCGGCCTGTCACGTTCTCGCAGAACTCCCGCGCCGCCGTGATGATCGGGCTGATGATTGCCGTATCCTCAGACGTGTCGCCCGTCACCGTGCGGAGATGGATTTTCGCGTCTGCCAACGTCACAGGCTCAACGGTCGGCGCGGTTGTTACTGCGTATTTCACGATAGACTCCTTTCTGGCTTAGCCAATAGCGCCTTCAGCCGGATAAACAACATTGTCCACGTCGCTGGCCGTGATGCGGTTGTCCTGCGCGTAAGTCAGGCCGCAGAGGATCGCGCCCACCATCGCAACGCCTTTGGCGGCAGCGCTGCGGATGTTGTTGCGGATGACAAAGGTCGTTCCCAAGGAATCCTTGATTCCTTCTTTGGCCGTGCTGATCACGTTGTCTTTGATCAGCCCGTTCTTTCCGGCCGCGTATGTGACGGTTGCAGGGATTTCGATTCCGACTTCAGCGCCCTGAACGAAGTTTCCAGCAATGACCAGATCATCGGCTTGGCCCGCGCCAAGCTCAATGACGGCATCAGTGTAGCCGCCCTTGAACACACATCCGTTGATTTTCAGGGCAACTCCGGCAGTCGATATGATTGCGGCGGTCGCGGCGGTCGTGCTGTCACCCATAAACTCGCAACCGTTAAACTCAATTCCGTGCTGTCCGGTAATGGTAAAAATGTCGCCGCCTGACAGGACAGCCCCTTTAAACATGACGTTAAAAAAACGGCATCCCATGTAACTTGTCGTATTCGGAATTACGTGGTTACCGACAAGTTGCGGCTTTGCTTTCCAGTCGGTCGAACCGACGCCGATGACGTCGGTTTTCTGCGCCAGCTTAGTCAGATTTTCGCCATCTGCCGTTAAAGTCTGATCGCCTTTGAAAAAAATACGATTGCGGGATGCCCAACCGGTCGCGCCGGCGGCGATATTCGCGTGGGACGCGGCCAATGCAACAGACAGCTTTTTAAACGCCGTATCCCAGCTCAGGCCGTCGTTCGTGTCGGCACCCGCATTGCAGTCAACATAATAAGATGTTCCGATCGAACCTTGACCGCCCGCAATATCCTCAAGATATTGGTAGGACGGCGGTGTATTCCAGCCATTACGCAAAGCCATTATTTATGCCCTCCTTATACTTCTGCCGGGCTTACGACCAGCGTATCATCATCAATCGTGGCCGGCTGCGTGACGGGGATCACATCCGGGTTATACAGGATGCAAACGCCCCAGTCGATTTCGGAATTTTCGGTAGCGGTGGTAAGCGTCGGACGAAGGTAGCGCTCACGCGGCTTAATTACATCAACCACCAGCATCTGTTCCGAATCGGTACTTGCGGTTGCAATAGCGGCGGAAGCGCCGGACAGCTCCGCAACGTCGCTCACGGTTGCGTCGGTGCCTTGATAGATTTTAAGCGTAACCGCGCCGCCATCGGTTACAGCTCCCAGTTTGTAAATGAAACATGCGCACTGGAATCCGGCAGTATCGACGATTTCGCCAACAGTGGCGGCTTTGCCGGAAGACACGCTGTTTTCAACCGTGACAATCTTGCATTCTTTAAGTAAAGACATCATCATATGTTTTTCCTCGCTTTCTTTTGTTAATCAGGCCAGCTTGACGCGGGCAAATGCGGCAGACACGACCGGCGCACCGTCGGTTTCAATGCGGCTGATGTAGTAAATCTGGTTCGTTCTCGCGTACAGCTCCATCAGCACCTGCACCTCAAGCGCCAGGCTGTCAACGATCCAGTAGTTTTTCAGGTTGCCGTACAGGCCGACATACAGGCCGGTCGTAAAGGTATGCGGCGCGTATTCGGATCGGTTGACGGGCTTGCTGAGCAGCAAATCAGGCTGTCCCAGCTGCACGGATCCTTGCCAGATATACTGGCCGTCTGAATTTTTCAGCTTTCTGAGTTGCTTTACCGCGTCACCGTGAAAAACCCACTCGCATCCTACCTGGTACTGCGTTTTCACTTTCTCCTGCGCTTCGATCAATCCATCAAACTTGATTTCCGTCGCCGTGTTGCCGGTGGAAACGTCGCGATCGGTATTGATGCCGTCGGCGGACGCGACAAACAGGCCCAGCGGCTGTCCTGCACCATGACCCAGCATGTAGGCGGTTTCAAGGTTTTTTGCGACCTCTGCCGCAATCTCCTGGCGGACGTAGGTGTCAACCTGCGCCATGTTACGGATCAGGGTTTTGCTGACTTTGATGCCGGACATACCGGGATTCGGTTTGAACTCGCGCTTGCCGTAGGCCAGTGTGGTGTCGTCGGTCGGATCGGATAGTTCAGTGCCCCACGCCCATGCGCCCATGCCCGCCGTGCGGGTCGGGAATCCAAGAGACTGCGCGTTTTTCAGGGGTGGGAGAACACGCGCCCGCTGCCGCATGAACGTCGTATCTTCCAGATCCTTAATCAGCTCGGTCATGAACTTTTCAGGGGCAACCAGATATCCGGCCTGCGTCGGGTTGTCCTGCTGCAGGGCGGCGTAGACCTGCGCGGCCTGCTGGGTTCCCTGCGACAGGTAGGCATTAAACGCGGTGCGCATTTCGGCGGTTTTTGTGTCGCCGGCGGGCGCTTCAGGCGGCTTTTCTCCAATGCGGCGTTCGCGGTCAAGCTGCTTTTGCTCGGCCAGGATTTTTGCATCCAGCGCGTCAAAGTCCGCTTCCTGTTTGGCAAGAATCGCCTTGTCCTCAGCGGACATTTCCTTACCGTCGTACTTGTTCATCAATGCGCGGATGGATTCAGTCAGGGTTGCACGGGTCTGCAGCATGTCAAAGATTTTAGCCATGATTTTCACACTCCAATTATTTTTTTTCTGATCGCGGTAAAGTGTTTCCGTTGTTCTGCGATGGAATCCGTGGGTTTATCTGACACGGGCTGCGGGTTGTCCGCCCCGTTGACAGGCAATAAAAAACCGCCCTGATTGGCGGTTGCTTGGGGTTCTTCCGGCTCTATGTCAAGATTGGGTGCGTTTGGATGCTGCGCGATGAATTTTTCGAGGCCAGCACACGCCACAAGGCGACGCGGTTCTTCCAGTTCATCGGCAAACCCCTGTTCAACCGCTTCTGCTCCTGTCATAAAATGATCGGCTTCCATCATCGAAGCAATTTCTTCGGGTTTATTACCTGACTTTTTAGCGAGAATATCCACCTGTTGGCTATCAACTCGCTCCAACGCATCCGCAATCATGCGCAGTTTTACCTTGTTCCCCGTGGGTGCGGCCATTGACTGGTGAAACATCATTGTGGCGTTCTTTGGAATAATGATTTTATCCCCAACCATAGCCACGATACAGGCCATACTCGCAGCAATCCCGTCAATGTATACCGTCTTTTTTGCAGTATTTCGTGCGAGAATGCTGTAAATAGCCATTCCAGCAAAACAATTCCCGCCGGGACTGTTAATGTGCAGGTCAAGAGCGGTAATATCTCCCAGCGCCGAGAGGTCTTTTTGGAACTGAGCCGCCGTAACTTCATCTCCCCATATAGCATCAGACGCGATTTCGCCATACAAGTACAGCTCGCCTTTCGCCGGGGCAACTGCCTTAAATTCGTAAAACTTATTCACTGTGTCACCCCTTTCGCCTGCCCGCCCTTGGGAATGTTCGCGCGGGCGTTCTTCAGCGTTATCATGTTTCCGTTCAAATGGTGATCTTCCCCGCCCTCTTCTTCCGGTATAATCGGCTGATCTTCCAGCCTGAGAACGTCGTTTACGCTGTACACGCCTGTCTGCCGCATGGTGTTGTAAAGCTGTGTACGTGCCGCCGTATCGCCGCGCAAAAGCGCGTCTGTGTTGAACTTGAAATAATACACCGTGCGCTCGGAAGATGTCAGCAGATCCTTGTACATCGTCTGCTCAAGCCGGACGGACAGCGGGTTTACGCAGTCCCGCACATACTCCCCGGACTGCTGCTCGATATTGGAGAACGTCGCTCGATCAAGATCCATGCACATATGAGGAGGCACACCGAATATCCGGCATATTTCCGTAACTGCATATCTTCTGCTCTCCAGTACCTGCATCTTTTCCATATCGCGGTCGAAAAATGCCGCTTTGCCGCCCTCTTCAAGGAAGATGAACTTTCCGGCGTTCACAGTGCCTTTGTAATTCGCGTCAAAGTCAGTTTTAAACCGTGCATACGCCTGATCGCTCAAAGATTGTGGATATTCGATAAAACCGCCCGGATTGATACCGTTTACGGCCTGTTTCGCGTATTCTTTGATCGAATCCGTAAGCCCCAGCACCTCAGACGCGATTTTCATCGGGTCATTTGGCTCAGTTCGGCTGCTAAACAGGAACCCCGGCGTGTACATGAACTCGCCTTCATGCAGTCTCTCTGCCGCGCCATCGTCCAAATTCACGTCGATATAGCGTTCGCCGTTGACGGAATTTACATGAATTCCGCTGACATTTGCAGTCGGAATGTTCCATAATTCAGTAATAAACCCCCGTTTGCGCTGAATTTTGGCAAAAGCACCGCGTGTCAGCAGCAGGTTCGCGACGTACATCTGCCAAAACTCATAAGACGTTGTATGCCGGTTCGGAAGCATATGCACAAGCTGGTAAACCGGATGCTCTTCCGCTTTTTCCTTGCCCTTGTCTGTGTTTTTGTACATGTGTGGCGGCAAAGCCGCTATTGTTTTGGTGATGATATCCACGCACCGGAAAACCGCTGAGATTTGCAGCGCCGTGTCTGCTGAAACGCTGTACCCGCGTCCCGCCAGATAACTCACCCACCCGCTATCGCTCTGAAGCGAAGGAAGCGCCGAGGTGGACGCCTTAATTTCTATCGTTTTACCAAATAGTTTGATCCGCATTCATCCACCCCCCCTATCCGACAACTCTAAGTCCGCGTGTTTCGTATACGCTCCGGCGCGGTTCCATCTTAATTGCCCCCGACAGCGCGTCCACAAGCGCCATCGTTGGGTCAATACGTTCGATTGATAAATTCTTCATCAGCTTTTTGTTCTCGTTTCCGTCGATTGATACCCGTGCATTGCCAAAACTCCACCGTCCAACGGGGTCATGCGCGTGCGAAATCTCTCCTGCAAGGAACATTCTTTCGGCTTCTTTGATACCACAGCTCGTGCCGGCCATCGTTTGCGGAATTTCAATGAACTTTTCCTGCACTTCGGGCGGCAAAAGCTGCTTTAGGTATTCCAGCCGCCACGGGTCGCAGAAATAATTGATAACCTTGTACCGCTTGTTCATGGCGTCAAGACCGGCTGCAAGCAGCCCATAATCCACAACATTTCCGGGCGTGGCTTCCATATACCCGTTTTTTACCCAAGCGTCATATTGCACATGGTCTTTCAGACAGCGTTCCTTCATGCTGGCTTCCGGTATCCAGGTCTGCGTTATAAACCGCCAGTCTTTGTGCTTGTCAGACGGCGGGAAAATCGGTACAGCCGCTGTCAGGTCTGTCGTGCTGGAAAGGTCGAGGCCGACATAGCAGCGTTCGCCGAGCAGATCATCAGGGTTCCAGTCGCCTTCCGTCTTGTCCCACAGCGTGATAGGCAGCCAGCCAATACGCTTAAGCGCTACCCACTGATTCAGGCGCAGCCAACGGAATAGGCGCTCTTCGGCTTCGTTGTTTTGGGCTGATTGAGCGGCCTGCCGAACCTTTTCGATGTCAATCGTTATGCCCAGCGACGGATTGACCTCGTACCATAACGCTTCGTCGTAGATGTCGCCATTAAATTCCGGTGGTATGCCCCAAATTTTCGCGTACCAACGTGGTTCAACGATATCGCCGGAAATGATTTTGCTGGCCTTTTCGTGAATTTCCCAACCCACGCTCTTGCGATCCGCGTCATCGCCAGCCGTGGTAATGACGTACCACAGCGGTTCGTTGCGTGCGTCGCCGGAATAGCTCGTCATAACGTCCCACAGTTCACGATTGGGTTGAGCGTGGAGCTCATCGAAAATACAAGCGCTAACATTTAGGCCGTGTTTGCTATACGCCTCAGAAGATACGGCCTTGTAAACGCTGTGGGATACTTTGTCTGTAATAGTATGTTGGCTTATTGTCAGCTTTGTGCGTTTCTTAAGCATCGGGTTTTGGTCGATCATGGCTACCGCCACGTCAAACACAAAAGACGCCTGAGCCCGGTCTGCAGCACAGCTGTATATCTCGCCATACTGCTCGCCATCTGCGTAAGTGTGATATAGCGCAATAGCCGCGCCCAACTCAGACTTTCCGTTCTTTTTTGGGACTTCAAGGTAACAGTATTGGTACTGCCTTCTCCGCGTTTCGTCGAGCGTTCCATACACGTCGTATACAAAATCCCGCTGCCACGGTAGAAGATTAAACAGCTTCCCGGTCCAGGGACTCTTAACGTGCTTTAAGGACTCAATGAACCTAATTGCGTATTCTGCCCTCTCCTTGTCAATGTTCACGCATACCGCCACCCAAAACCTCCAGCGTGCACTCTCTCTCCAGCGCAAACGCTGCAGATATTCCGACGCTCAACTCCGGTCATACGCGATGCCTCAGCTGCAGATGAAAATACTGCTATTTCGTTTCCGCTTGAGTCAATTTGGGCAATAGAATTAACTAATGCAGCTTTTGCGTCGCGCAGTTTTTGAATATGATCTTTTGACAGTGGTACGCCCTTGTGTATTGCGCTTATAATCAGCTTATGCTCTTCACTTATTTTTGTACCATACCTGTGGCTTTTTTCTCCTGATTGAGCATTAGATATTTTTCTTTTCGTTTCATCGCTTCGATGCTTCCCATAATTGTAATTACCAGCGCCGGAAAGGGATTTGCTAATTTTGGCCTTAGTTCCATTGCTGAACGAATGCCCCATGAGCGTATCACTGAGCTTTTTCTTTGTTGCGTCGCTTTTAGGTTTTCCCATTGCTCTCAGGCTCATTTTCAGTTTAGTGGATTGTGGAAGTGGGCCAGACGAGTTACCGCCCAGTTTAATGTTGTACCCGTAGTCGCGCTCTCCTGTTCTGTTAGCCCGAATAAGGTCGATTTCCATTTTTTCCGCCGTGGTTTTGTCAATATTGTCGGTCAATATGGTATGCGTAAAATTATCCCAACCATACAATTGAATCGCCCGGTAAAAATACTCGTTGCTCTTATAGTGCACCCCATTGGCGCCCCAACGCCGCTGGACTGTCTGGCACGTTATCCCGATATAAACCTTCCCGTTTGGAGCTGTGTGCATGTAAACAGTATATGTTTTCATCGCGGTCTGCCTCCTGACAACAGCGCCTCCATGGGATCTGCATCCCCTTCTTCCTTCTGTGGTTTCTTCGGGATGGATCGCATCGCAGCAGCAATCGTCATGATGTTTTCTTTTTCGATGTCAAGCATCATCTTTCTTTTGGCCATGATCTGCTTGTCCAGGCTGATAATATTGCCCTGCATATTGTGCAGAAGCTTGTAATACTGCGACGCCGGAAACGTATATATTAATTTACCGGTCTCTTCGTCAACCTCCGGCTTTTGCTCTTTGTATTCATTTTCCATCTGCTTAATTCCGCGATAAAACGTTTCGCGTTTTTCTTCAAACTCGACACATTCAGCGCGAAGCAGACAGTATCGATTGACAACGCTTTCATTCAGTGCGTCATCTTTGCCTATCGTGCTCAGCAGATTGCAAACGCGCTTGAACTCAATAGCGGCTCTTCTGTTTTTTTTAACCTCGGGCCATGCTTCCATGTGTACACCCGTAATCAAGGAAGCTTCTCCGTTTGCCCTGAGTTCAAGCTCTGCTTTTGTTCTGTGGCTTTTCCCCTCAAGGAGGATTAACGCGGTCGGTTTGGCCGGTCTTGCCATCATAAAATCCCCCTTTCATCGATTTTGGGAGTGCGTCTTGTGTGTGTG